TTGCTGGTGATTACAGTAAGTATGATTTGCGAATGCCTGCCCAAGTAATGTTCAGCGCCTTCAGAATTATGATGGAGATTGGTCGACATTGTGGATATTCGGAAAGAGACCTTACAATTATGGAAGGTATTGCAACCGACATTTGTTATCCACTTATGGCATATAATGGTGACTTGATTCAACACTATGGATCTAATCCTTCGGGACACAATCTTACAGTGTATGTCAACTCTATAGTAAACGCATTGTTGTTTCGATGTGCATATTACCACACGTATAAGGATCGTAAAGACGTTCCTGAATTCCGTGAGGTTTGCTCATTGATTACATATGGCGATGATGCTAAGAGTTCAGTTCACGAGCTCTTCCCAGAGTTTAACCACATTGCTGTGGCAAAGTTCTTAGAGGAGCGTGACATGAAGTTTACCATGCCAGACAAAGAGTCTGACCCTACTCCTTACATGACAGATGAGGAGGCAGATCTGCTCAAACGCGCCAATAAGTATTCGGAAGATATTGGAATGATCATGGGAGCTCTTGATGAAGATTCTATCTTCAAGAGTTTGCATGCCGTTCTCAAGTCCAAAGCTATTACTCGCGAGCAACAAGCAATGCAAAACATTGATGGAGCTCTGCGAGAGTGGTTTGCTTATGGACGTAATCATTACGAATATAGGCGAGCGCAGATGAAGGAGATTGCTGAGCGTGCTGGTATTTCCCATGGCTGCACTGTCATTCATGAATCATATGATGACAGATTGAAGGTCTGGAAGGAGAAGTACGATTAAGCAGTCTCCGTCTTGGGCAGACACTAAATGCATCCCTCTGGGCGTATCCCACCACGTCTATCATAACCAAAAGGGGGCACTCTGTATTGGATGACCGCACGTCTCCAATCTGTCGATCGTTCGGAGACGATGTAGGCTTGCAGAGTGAGGCACTTTCCTCGTAAAGTACCCCTATTTAGGGGTGTGTTCGCCACACGCAAGATTGACACACGCAGTGTGGGTTGAGTCGCCCACATTTGCGTTAATGATGACTTGCTACCAGTATGAATAACACAAAAAGATTTAATGTAACAATCAATGAGGAAAGTTTGGAGTCACAATATCAGAACATAAGTTTTAGTGATCAGACTCCACAATGGAATTATACCGTTGACAGTATGCCCGATAACACGTTTAGGATAGCTGATACTGATGATGCGATGCTTGAGAATTTCTTCTCGCGTCCCATCAAGATTCGGTCTTACAATTGGGCGACGGGAACGAATTTGTTTGAGACATTTAATCCCTGGCAGGATTTCTTTGAAAACACCAGGGTATTGAATCGTATCACAAATTTTAACCTGTTGCGTTGTAAGCTGAAGGTTAGGATCATGCTTAACGGAAACGGTTTTCATTATGGACGTGCAATTGCGTCCTACACACCGCTGCATAATTTAGACAGCTTCACGAAAGACAGATCTTTCTTTATTGAAGATGTTGTTGCAGCGAGTCAACGGCCACACGTGTATTTGGACCCGACTACAAGTCAAGGTGGTACTCTCACCCTTCCCTTCGTTTGGTATGAGAATGCTTTACGCATTCCTAGTCAAGAATGGAGGGAAATGGGAGATATTATCATACACGGAATGCAGAATTTGAAGCACGCTAATGGTGCAACAGATTCTGTAACAGTTTCAGTATTCGCTTGGGCTGAGGAAGTATCACTTTCTATCCCTACTGCAAATGAGCCTGGTGCTCTTTCACCGCAAATGGGAGAGGTGTTTACTCCTCAAGTCAAAGATGAATATGGTTCTGGTCCAATTTCACGACCCGCAGGCGTTGTAGCTAAGGCTGCAGGAGCTCTAAGTAAGGTACCCGGTATCGGGATGTATGCTAGAGCAACTGAGCTCGCTGCATCTGCGGTATCAAGTATTGCAACAATGTTTGGCTATTCGCGTCCTGTTGAGCTTGCGGATATCGTTCCGTTTAAGCCAGTGTACTTGGGAAATATGGCTAATACCAATGTCCCTGATACAAGTAACAAGTTGACGCTTGATGCTAAACAAGAGCTCACCATTGATCCAAGGGTGATGGGTCTCGGCATGAAAGATGAGATGACAATCAAATCTATTGCGCAGAGAGAATCATTTTTGACTCAATTTTTGTGGGCTGTTGCTTACAGCACGGAAACATTGCTATGGAACACTGAAGTGAGTCCTGTGTTGTGGAATACAATATCTGGTTCTCCAGATGAATTGCATTTCCCTGCATGTTGTTTTGCTGCTCTACCGTTTCGGAGATGGAGGGGTACAATGAAATTTCGATTTCAAATCGTTGCATCTGCCTTTCACAAAGGCAGATTAAAGATTACGTACGATCCTTCATATCCAAGAACAAATGAGTACAATACAAATTACACACACATCATTGATCTAGCAAAAGAACGTGATTTCACAATCGATATTGGTTGGGGTCATGAGAAGAGTTTAATCAATCACCGTGTACCTGGAGTTAATCCACCACCTTATGGGCCATCAGCACTTGGTGCTGATCCGCTCAATTTTGGTAATGGAATTCTCTCAGTGTATGTAGTGAATGAACTTACTGTTCCCAATTCTACAGCCAACAATGATATTGAAGTCAATGTTTTTGTTTCCATGGGTGATGATTTTGAAGTCTTTGATCCGAATTCATCGGATATTCAAGACTTGGTTTGGTTTCAGCCACAGACGGGTGAGGTTTTCTCACCCCAAATGGCAGAAATGAACCAATCAGAGTCACATCCAGACGCTGATCTTACGAAGAATGAAGACGAACCGATGAAGATGGAAGCATCGGATACCATGGCAGTACCATTGAGTGATCAAGATCACACAATATGTGTATACTATGGAGATCCAGTCACATCTTTTCGGCAATGTCTTAAGAGGTATAATTGGCATTCAGCCATTACACCAGTGACTATAGGCACAAAATACCTAACGGTGAGGAATAATGATTTTCCATATTACCGTGGGTATGCACCAGGTGCTATCCATCAGACGATCATACCTGCAGCAGCAACACCATACAACTACTGCAAGATGACGCTTCTCAATTATGTCACGCCAGCATTTACATGCATTCGTGGAGGATTGAGATGGAAGTACCTGAGGACAGGCGGAATTCCCACCGAGACGTCTCTCATGCAGTTAAGACGTGTTGCGGAAGAACCAGCAGGTTATGTGCACACAGAAAACGCCGCCATTACGCAGGGATCTGGAAATAAGTTTGATCGAGTTCGACAAGCAGAGATCGAGATTCCGCATACTTGGGACGGTGCTGTTGCTACAACAACGCAACAAAATCCAGTTCTGGAAGCAGAAATGCCTTTCCACTCGAATCTTCGTTTCTTTCCGGCTAAAGCCGCAAACAAGACATCGAGTATTGCATTCAATGCATACCATGAACTGACTACTGTATGGGATACATCAACGGCGGATTCAGCTTTGATCCACTGTTATAGTTCAGTTGGTGAAGATTTCAACCTCGGATTCTTCACTGGAGCTCCTGTAGCATGGCGAGTGCCACAGGAGTCTGAGCCTGCTTCATCGTAAGCAGGACTCGCGGGGACAGACACCCCGTTACAGAAAATGTGGAGTTACAAGATTCTCCAGCAGGAAAAACAAAATCCACATCTCGGTGGCTGAGATGGGGGACAATTGTCCCTGAGCTATGCCGTATCTGTTTCATGTGATGAAATTTTTACCTGGCATAGCCAGGGTTTTTTCGTAGTCACAAATTTCAGTTAGCGTAGCTCAGTAGTGTAGGCGAAGACACTACCTTCGAGTGGGT